CCATATCCAAGCTGGGCTTTGCAAAACAATCTGGCAAATATCAAGAGATGCCAGCAGAGAGTTGATGAACTGAAAAAGACAAAAGAGAAAGGCACCTCTGAGGCGGATTATGGCGATTTCAAGGTAATTGAGAATACAGAAATGATGCGAATACAGATCGTGTTCGATGGAAAGCCAGATGAGGCAATCAGAAGCACTCTGAAAGCAAACGGTTTCCGATGGGCTCCATCTCAGGGAGCATGGCAGAGACAGCTCACATCCAATGGGAAGTATGCCCTGAGAAGAGTTATCGAAGAACTTGGAGCTGAGGTGCAGGCGTCATGACGGTAAGAGGAGCGGCAAAGGGAAGCTATTCCAGATACAACCAGAAGTACAACATAGGCTTCGTCAATAGCGATGGAATGGAGGATGAAACACAGTTCGAGAGCGTGAAAACGCTCAAAGAGTTGTCGGATCTCTTCCGGGACTTTTGCAAAGAGAACGGATTCAAGACAAATACAGTTACATATGTGGAGGCAGTGTGATTATGGCAAAGAAAATTCAGAATAAGAGATACCTGGTAAACAGAGCAGTTTACAAGGCTGTAAAAAAGTACGATCATCAGCAGTTTGAGAACTTTTGCACCGATATTTATAAAAGTGGATGGGAGGACGGAAAGGCTTCTGTAAATGCCCTGGACGTGAAGGACATTGAAGCGGTAATCAAATCCGTAAAAGGGATCGGAGAGGTTCGGATCGGTAAGATCATGGAGGCAATCAATGAAAAATTCGATGAAAACACCGGATCAGAAGAAACGGAGTAAACAGTTAGGAAAAGAGATCCGGGACAACCTAGAAAGATACGAGTATTTGAGGGCACACGGCGGATCAGATCCATTCTGGAGTGATGGAGTAAACATGAATTTATGCAGGAAGCACGTTATCTACCTCCGGAGCAGAGTGGAAACGGATCTGTATCCGGAATATTACCCGGATGAGTACGGCCTGGAGATTCCGGAAGAGGTAGACAATAATTACATGGCAGATCCGGACGGGATCCGGAGCAGAACAAAAGCTGCACTGGAGGTTCTGAAAGAGAATCCGGACTTCCAGTATCTAAGAAATAAGCTCAGCGGAGATCTTGACAAAGAATCAGATCAGTGCATGAACTCAGTCAGGTATGTGTTGGGATTGGAAGATGCGATCCGGAGGGATGACCTGGTAGTAATGCGGAGATGCCAAGATCCGGAATTTTACGTCAATTATTTGAGAAATAGTCGCAAAAAGCTGGAAGTAATTCTTGGATCTGAATATTTGGAGCCGAAGATCCGTGAGGGACAGCTGACAATATGGGATTTTATAGGAGGACAATAGTATGCACACAGAAAATGAGTATCACAGAGGAGAGATCTTTTTTATCAATGAGGGCGAAAGCTCCGGAAGCGAACAGGGGGGGGGCGAGACCTGGAATCATAGTAAGTAATGACGTTGGAAACAAACACGCTCCGATCGTGGAAGTAGTGTACCTGACATCCAGGGAGAAAAAACTAATGCCGACACACGTTAGGATCAAGAGCAGTCCGATCCCTTCCATAGCGTTATGTGAGCAGATCGAGACGGTATATAAAAAGCGGATCGGAAAATATCTTGCAAAAGCCACGATGGATGAAATGAAACAGATTGACAAGGCACTTGCTGTCAGTATCGGTCTTGGTGGAAATATGAAGATGTCCGACTACGTGAGAGAGTGGGCGGAGGCGTTCAAAGAGCCGGATCCGGATCCGATCGAAGAAAAAGCGATGCAGATCCTGGAAACAGCGAAACCAGTTCCGATCCAGATACCGGAACGCCTTTTTGAAAAAGAGAGGATCAAAGAGCTGGAAAAAGATTTGATCCGAGCGGAAGCGGAGCGTGATGTATTCCAGAAACTGTATAAAGAGCAGTTAGCAATCAGTTAAATGTGAGGTAAAGGATATGAGAAGAATCAAGCGCATGATATTTAAGCATTTTAACTGTATTCCCTGGTTCATTGTGGGAATACAGATCATGGTAGACGGGGAAATCAGCCGCTGGCAGTATGCGATGTGCTGGATCTGCACCCTGGTAATGATCTGGATGTACGCACCAAATAGAGCACAAACGAAGGGAGGTGGGAAAGTTGCTGACATTGACGATCGAAAAAAAGTGGTTTGATATGATCCTGAGCGGAGAAAAGACAGAGGAGTACCGGGAATTGAAGCGGTACTATGATTCCAGATTCAGAAATGCCGCCATGCTGAAAAATCAGGAATACCAGGCAAACGTTTCCGAGTTCCGGAACCTAGCTGCAACAGTGGATCAGGACATCGGAACTGTGAGGTTTCGGAATGGCTATGCCACGGATGCCCCGTGTTTCCTGGCAGATTGCAAATTGACAGTCGGGGAAGGAAAACCGGAGTGGGGAGCTGTTCCTGGGACAGAGTATTATATTCTGAAAATGAAAAACGTGAGGAGGAAATAGCATGATTTTCATGCCAGGGAGAAGGGAAAAGGATATTTTATTCGATACAGGTTATAGAGCTGCTATTGACGATATACAGGATAACTTAATCCGAAATAGCAGAACAGAAACTATAGACGGTAGGACAAGGCTTATCGTTACAGAAGATACAATAGAAACTATATGCAGAGAAATGAGAAAGAGGTGCAAATAGCATGTATTACGATTACCCGGAAGAGGAGTTTTATCCAGAAAGTGAGTATCAGGAACAGATAGACGCCCTGAAAGAAGCTATTAAAAACTCAGTAAAATCAGAAATCCTGGAAGAAATGAATAGATTAAGATCAGAAAACGAAAAGCTCCAGGGCATCAAGGAACATTTTGAGGAAGTGAAAAAGGATTACGAGAAAAAGAAAGGCGAGTGTGACCGGATTGCTCGTAATGCCGAGTACAACGCCAAAAAAATGAGACTTGCTGATCTTATGAAGGATCATAAGGTCATAAAATGGAAAATTACTTGGGAGTATGTATATGGTCCGAAATGCGACAAGTGCGACTCTAATCGAGAGGTAGAGGTTAAATTGCCATCAGGAAAGATCGTAAAAGATTTGTGCAGATGTTCGACAGATAGCAAAAGATATTATTACCCAAAAAGATATATATTAAGTGAGTTTAATGATAGATATGGAGGCGGAAAGATAACGGCACATTATTCGGAAGAGAGGAGCGGAAATGATACGTACTATGAATTATATTCTTCTACAGTATGCGACAAATATACAGAAGATAGGAAAAAAGAAGCGATAGAAAGCCTTAGTGATGAAGTGCGAGACATCTTGTTTAGCGAGGAAAATGAGTGTCAGAAGGTATGTGACAGGCTTAATGCAGGACTTGGAAACTTTTTGTATAAGAACAACGGGGAAAGCGTAAAAGAGTATATCAAAATAGAAAAAGAAGATAAGAGAGGGAAGAAGGTGCGATAATGCAAAGAGAAATTTTGTTTAAAGCCAAATCGACAGACACCGGAAAGTGGGAGGAGGGGCTGCCGAACTATTGCAGTACGGACGGATCCGTTACAAAGATGGTAAGCTACTCTCCTGGATCATTTAAGGTGTTTTCGATTGAACCGAAAACTTTATGCCAGTATACGGGATTCACGGACGTAACCGGAAAGAAGATCTTTGAAAATGACGTTGTGCGGATCCTTGGAAAAGATAGCATGCTCAATAGGATAATTTTCGCAGAGAGGCCAATATACGACAATATTTGCGAGGAAGAAGTTGACAAGGTATCTGGATGGTTCTATGAAAGATATCCGGACAATGCAACCGGAGCCGTGCCACTTACAGCACCTGATATAGAAAACTTGGAAATGAAGGTTATAGGGAACATAAGTGATGAATGAAAGAGAAAAAGAGGATCAAGAACAGTTGGAATACCTGAGAGAATGGAAGAAAAAACGCTCAGGAAGAGTAAAAGAAGAAAGTGCGATCAAGAGAATTTGCAAGAAAGGTAGGGAACTATGGACGGAAAAATTTTTAAGATAAGTGGTTACTTGGTGGATCCGAATGGAGAAAATGAAGCAGTCTGGATATGGGAGGAATTGAGGCATTTGAATGACACGTTCGGACAGCATGTACATGTCAAAGAGGCTGATATACTGGACTGGACAGATGAAAATCCGTTGAACTATGAAAATTGTGATCTGGCGGAGTGCGAGAAGTATTTCCACGACAAATATCCAGTAAGAGAAGATAGAAGTGTGGAGGTTGGAAAAACCTACAGACATTTCAAAGGGAAAATCGTTGAAGTGATAGCGATCAGCCAGGACACGGAATCTCCAGGACAATACTACGTGGTCTATAAATGCGAGGACGGAGCTATCTGGAGTAGACCTTATGGAATGTTTGTTGGTAAGGTAGACCGGAAGAAATACCCGGATGCAGGCCAGGAGTACAGATTCGAGGAGGTGCAGAATGGACATCAGGAATAAAAATGAGCTGAGGAGGCGTATTGACGCCTTCCTCCATGAGTATACGCATGAAGAATATATCATCAATGAGGAGTTCTGCAAGGACACAATGCGGATGATGGAAGATTTCATCGGACATGTGGACGGAAGAATGGACAGTGAGCGAAAAAGGCTCACAGAGGCAAGAAGGAAGCTCAAAGAGGCATTATGGGAGAATAAAGTTCTGCATGAATACAATTACAATGGATCTTCCGGAATCTGCCGGGCAAAACTTATGGGAGATATGTCTGGAACGTGGCACATTGGAAACGTAGTGTGCGTGGAAAATGGCAAATCATTCATGCTGATGCAGGATGGCTATTCGGAGGAAAACGGGTATCTGATTCTCAGGGCGATGGAAGTGATCCCAGAAACGATCCAGAGATTCGCTTGTGTGGAAGATATGACCGGGGAAAGGCTGTTTGAGGGTGATGTGATCTACAATCCGGAGCATAGAACAGTCCGAATGGAGATCTGCTACGGCAAATACGCCGCATATTGCCCGAACGATAAGGAATACATGGAAACTGTCGGCTTTTATATGGTGTCGAACACCACAGACGATGCAATGCCGCTCGGTCCGACAAAGGAATACGCACTTTTGTTGGGAAATGTGGTAGACAACCCAGAGATCAAGGTGGTATAATTTCAGTCAGGATGCACCGGAAAGGAAAGAAAATGAGTAAAAGAATCTTAGCAGCAATGTTATCATGTATGCTGGTTGTAGGAATGACCGGATGCGGTTTTTCAGATGGAGTGAAAGACGGTATGAAGGATGCTCAGAAGCAGGAAAGCATAAACGATTCTGATAAAAATGATAGCAAAAAGGATAAAAACGTGACCGAAACGGATAAAAATGATACCGAAAGCCGGGAAAACGTTTTAGAATCAGAAGAAAGCGAGACCGGAAACCCACTTCTGGATGCAGAGGTAATCGTATGCAATGTAATGAACGGAACTAAGACAGAGAAGTTGGGCGAATACGCCTATATCACAGTTCCATTGGAGACAATGAAAAAAGTCACGATGGAACAGTACGATGAATTTTGCGATCAGAAAGTCCAGGATAGCGGTTACAACTGGGTAACGATCGACTTTGGTAACGGATCCGGATTGCAGTTCCAGGGAAGTACACCAGCAGTAGCAACCTACGGTACACTTGATAATGAGGAGTGCATCGAAGAATCAAAAGGAACCGTAATGATGACTGGAGAGAATACATATGAGCATTCTGAGAACCAGTAAAAATCTAACAAATGTTAGAAATGGTGGTACACCCGTAATCATACGGGATGCGATGTTTATAAAATAATCTGTAACTGTTCAGAGCCACCCCGACATAATGCGTAGCATTTTGGAGGTTGACTCTGAACAGTTACAATAATTTTTCAAGTGCATTACACTGCATGTCCTATGCAGGTAATGTACTTTTTATTTTCGATTCCCGGATAAAACCGAAAATTCATAGACAACCCGTATCATAAAGTGTTATAATGGAGCGGTATGATGCCATAGAGATAACATGGTATCAGGATATTATTTCATATACTACAAAAAGGAAAGGATTATATATGGACGTAGACAGGGAACAGCTTCAGAAACTTAGAGAACAGATTGGCAGAAAGGCACATCTGACATCCATGCTTGACAATCTGTATGTTCAGGAAAAAGAGCAGAAGGAAAAGGTTGAAGAACTGCGACAGGAGAAGGAAGATGAGCAGAAGGATGTGGACCGGCTGGAAGACAGAGGTCTGACAGCTCTTTTTTACAGTCTCATCGGAAAAATCGACGAGAAGATGACAAAGGAACAGAAGGAAGCTTATGCAGCCTCCGTGAAGTACGAAGCCGCGAATCAGGAATTAAAGGCCATTCAGTATCATATCCATACATATGTCAAGGAACTGGATTATCTGAAGGGATGCGAAGCAACCTACAATAAATTGTTGAAGGCAAGAGAGGACGAGATTCGTCTCAGGAATTCAGACAAAGCGGACAGATTGCTCCATCTCGATGAACAGATATCTGCCTGCAGCAGCCGTATCAAAGAACTTCAGGAAGCTATTTCAGCAGGACAGAAAGCCGCTTTTACAACAGATTGTGTACTTAGCAAGCTTGATAATGCAGAAGCATGGGGCACATGGGATATCCTCGGCGGCGGTTTACTCAGCACAGCAGCCAAACACGGCAACCTGGACGATGCCCAGAGCTATATTACCGAACTCCAGATGGATCTCAGACACTTCAACACAGAATTGACTGATATCTCCGCTCAGTCGGATGTTCATGTCAACACAGATGATTTCCTGCGTTTTGCAGATTACTTTTTTGATGGCATCTTTGCAGATCTGGCTGTTCAAAAGCGTATCAAGCAATCCAAAGAACAGGTTCAAGGGATTAAAACCGAGATTGAGTCCGTTCTCGAAGAACTGGAACGCATGCTGGATGAGGAACAGCACCTGAAAGAGACACTTCAATCAGAGATTGAAGACGTCCTTGTAGAATAA